GCAAAGATTCTTGAGTCCACCCCAATGGGTGCAATTGCTAAGTCCCTTCTTGGTGAAGGAGTAAAACTTGGCGTATCTTCTCGTGGTATTGGTTCACTGAAACCAACCAAAGAAGGTTTTAATGTTGTAGGCGAAGACTTCATGCTTGCAACTGCTGCTGATATCGTTGCTGATCCTTCTGCTCCCGATGCTTTTGTTGACGGAATCATGGAAGGAAAGGAATGGATCTGGGAGGGAAGCATTCTCAGAGAACGTAAAGCAGAAGAAATTAAGAGTAAAATTGATACTCTTGCAGGTCAAAAAGCTCTCGAAGAGCATAAGATTGGTTTGTTCACTGAGTTTATTAACTCATTGTAAATTAACACTTTATAAATAAATATAGATTTTAACTAAAAAAGTCGGAGATTACCCCAATGTCTAGTGACACAAAACTACAAAAAATGGAAAGGGACGTGGTAAACGAAATTACTTTACCTCCAGAGTCCAAGACTGCGGTTAATGCAAACGCAGCTAAAGGAGACTCCCTACCAAAAGAAGGAAGCAACGCATCTGGAGTAAAAACTCCTGGTAACACACCACCTTTCGAGGATCTTGGTGGACCAACTGTAGATAATTACAGTCCTACTAACGATTCTGCGAAACTTAAGGATCCAGCAGGAAGCCTTAAGCAGGTAAGCGATGTTGTCACTAATCGTAAGGGCAAAACTGCTAAAGAAGAAGCAGAAGTTGAAATCACTGACGAGCAAGAAGTTGTATCCGAAGAGCCTGTAAAGGAAGAGGATCAAGTTGTTGCTGAAGAAGAAACTACTGAAGAAGAAGTAGTTAACGAAGCACCTGAGTACGAAGAAATTAGCATCGATGAAGATGTTAATGCTCTAGTTGCAGGTGAAGAGCTTTCCGAAGAGTTTAAGGAAAAAGCAAAAACTATCCTTGAGACTGCCATTAAAGGTAAGGTTACTCAAATCAAGGAAGTTCTGCAGACAGAATACGATTCTAAACTCGTCGAAGAAGTTGAGGAAATCAAAGGTGCTCTAAATGAGCGTGTTGATTCCTATCTTGAGTATGTTGCTGACGAATGGTTCACTGAGAATCAACTCGCAGTACAAGGCGGTCTTAAAGAAGAACTCACTGAGTCCTTTATGACTGGTCTTAAGAGTCTTTTTGAAGAACATTATGTACAAATCCCTGAAGAAAAATATGATGTACTTGAGAGCATGGTAGAAAAACTAGATGACATGGAAGCTAAGCTCAATGAGCAAATCGAGAAGAATGTAGCACTGAACAAGAGACTCGCTGAGTCCGCTTCAGATGTGATTCTTGCCGATGTTTCTGAAGGTCTTGCTGACACTCAGAAAGAAAAGCTCGCCTCACTTTCCGAAAGTGTAGAGTTTGCAAGTGAAGCAGAATATCGTGAGAAGTTGGAGACACTGAAGGAATCTTATTTCCCTTCTAAAAAGTCTGCTCCAGCGACTGCTAAAACAGAGACACTCTCCGAAGGAGTAGATAGTTCACCTGAAACCGTATCCGGTTCGATGGCAAGTTATCTTAAAATGGTCTCAGCGATTAGCAAAAAATGAATTAAACATTAACGTAAACCTATTAATTTAAGCAAATGTTCCAATCAGAACAGTTGCAGGAAAAGTGGGCTCCATTGCTAGACTATGAAGGTCTTGATCCAATCAAGGATAATCATAGAAAAGCAGTTACCGCTGTCCTGCTCGAAAACCAAGAAAAGTTTTTAAAGGAAACCGCACAGTTTGAAAATAGCGGATCATTCCTTACAGAAGCCGCACCCACTAACAGTGGTGGAAACCCACAAGGTTTCTCTGGCGCTGCAGCCGCTGCAGGTCCAGTTGCTGGTTTCGACCCAGTATTGATTAGTCTAATCAGACGTGCAATGCCTAACTTGGTCGCCTATGACCTTGCTGGTGTTCAGCCAATGTCTGGTCCTACTGGACTAATCTTCGCAATGCGCTCACGCTACAGCAGCCAGAGTGGAACCGAGACCTTCTACAATGAAGTCGATTCTGCATTCTCTGGACAACCTGGTGGTGGTGGACAACTCACCGCTGGTTGGACTGACGGCAACTCAGGTATGGGTACTACATCACAGAGTGGTGGAAACCCTGCAGTACTGAACCCTGTTGGTGGTGCTGGTTCACAGACTTCATACAACGTTGGTCAAGGTATGAGAACCGACAAGGCAGAAGCCTTGGGCGATGGTTCTACCAACGAATTCAACCAGATGGCATTCTCAATCGAGAAGGTCACTGTTACAGCGAAGTCTCGTGCGCTAAAAGCTGAGTACTCATTAGAACTCGCTCAAGACCTCAAGGCAATCCATGGTCTTAATGCAGAGGCTGAGTTGGCAAACATTCTGTCAACTGAGATCCTTGCTGAGATCAACCGTGAGGTTATTCGTACCATCTATAAGACCGCCGAGCAAGGTGCAGTCCAAAATACCGCAACTGCTGGTATATTCGACTTAGACATCGACTCCAACGGTAGATGGTCAGTTGAGAAGTTCAAGGGACTACTCTTCCAGATCGAGCGTGATGCTAACGCAATCGCACAAAGAACTCGTCGCGGGAAGGGCAACATCATCCTCTGCTCTGCAGACGTTGCTTCAGCCCTAACAATGGCAGGAGTTCTGGATTATACTCCAGCACTTAATGCTAACTTGAACGTTGACGACACAGGTAACACCTTCGCAGGTACATTGCAAGGTAAGTATCGCGTCTACATCGACCCATATGCTGCTAACATCGCAGCTGCCAACACAATGACTGGTAACCAGTACTACGTTGTTGGTTATAAGGGATCCTCTCCTTATGACGCTGGACTATTCTATTGTCCTTACGTTCCACTACAGATGGTACGTGCAGTCGGAGAAAACACCTTCCAGCCAAAAATTGGCTTTAAGACCCGTTATGGTCTTGTTGCCAACCCATTTGCTGAGGGTACTACTCAAGGACTTGGAACTCTTAACGTTGATGCAAACCGCTACTATCGTCGCGTTGCAGTTAAGAACCTTATGTAAGACAGAAGGATATATATCCTTTTACACAAAGACTCTCCTTCGGGAGGGTCTTTTTTTTGTTTATGAAAAAATATTAAGATTTGACTGGGGGGTTGACAGGGGTACAAATATGCTATAATATTTGACTATACACAAATTGATTTGTTCTTTAAGGCAGATCAATCTCTATTTGGAGGATCCAAAATGGCTGAAAAGCTGCAGTGGGGAAGTAATTTTACCACTAAAAATCTTGTCATCAATGAAAGAGATGATATTTTTAAAGACTTTCCATTTCTTATATTAAAGAAAAGTGGTCTGTCAATGAAAGCATTAAAAGAATTAGTTGCTCCTAAAGAAAATATGGTTAGGGGAATAACTAAATTAGTAAAACAAAAATCAGTAGGATTAAAAGGATCTCTTAAATATGGTTGGGATAGAACATCTTGGCCTATTCCTTTTGTAAAATTAAATAATAAATTTGTAATTTTTGATAGAAGACATACATTAGACACTTGTTTAGAATTATCAAAAGAATATGCAAACATTACAAAAGTACCAACTGCAGAGTATGAAAGAGTAGATTCTGAAATAGGTGGAATTATTAATAAATTTTCTGACCAATCAATTTTAATGATGGCAGCTATGTGGGGTAATGTTTATGGTCCTACATCTGATGACACAAAAGATCATCAATTTGAAGGAGCTACTGTTAATATTCTTAAAAGAGAAGCAAAACAATTAAATAAGGAAATACATTCTTTATATACTAAAGATGTAGTTGAAAAAATAATCCAATATATGGGTGTATATGATCGTTATCCAGATGATCAACGTACAATAACCAGGATTATAAACAATGTTCTTCATGCTCTTAATGATGCAAATACAGTTTCAGGAACTCCTACTATAAACAACAATGTAGAAGATCTTAATAAGTTTATTGCGGAAAGTAGTGATTGGTTAGAAAACAACAAAGAAACTGATGATACTGTTTATCGTACTTATACTATTAGTAATAATACTTATCATATAACTGATGTTGTACGGAGATGTTTAATGACTGTATGTGAAAAGGAAAACAAGGCAGTGGAAAAAAGAAAGTTGCCTAAAAAAGTAAAAGTTATGTTGTATAACGAAAAGCAGTCAAACAAGGCTCCAGAGATTGTAAAATCAAGAGATAACTTTGTTATAGAATATAATAAAGTATACAACACTATAAGAGATAATGTTCTTATGCCAGTAGAAGAATTTATGCAAAAAGACAAAATTCCTCGTAAAACCATAAGTGATTTTAATCTTGAAGTATGGTGTATGAACCAACTTGAAAATGAGGAAGAACCTTATGAACTAATACTTGATAAAGAAGGGGTTTAACCACCCCTCTTTTTTTGTCTAAATAAAATTGTAAAGTTCTATTACGACCTATGTTGTGTAAGGTAAGAAAGACTCTTAAAGAATACCGTGAGTGGCAATTAAAAATGTATAATCGTTGGGAAGATACATTGGAAGTAAGACTTGCAGGTATTAAAGCAGCTAAAACTAAATTAGAAGAGCAGATTAAGAGAGATGCTACAGAAAGACTTCATGATGATATACGTGAACAAGACTAAATAATTAAAAACTTAAAAAAATGGCATATTACATTAAAAAACCAGCCATCTTAGTTTCTGGTGATGTATTCTATAAAGGTGATGCTACTTGGACTCAAGATAGTTCCCAGAAAGCAACCTATACTCAATCAGCAGCTAATGCTATGATTGCCAATCCAGATGGTAAGAATGGTGGGTTTACTGGTGCAACAGTTGTAAGTGAATAATGGCAACTCGGAATTCGCCAGCCCCACGACCAGGCACTCCGATTGAGAATAGAAATTTTCTATCTCCAGTTGGTTTTAAATTTGCATTGAAAAGAGTACCTAAAGTTGCTTTTTTCTGCAACCAAGCAAATATACCAGATTTAACTCTAGGTATAGCAGAGCAACCTACTTACTTAAAAAATATTCCAGTTCCTGGTGATAAGATTGAGTTTGGTGATTTAAATTTGAGATTCTTAGTTGATGAGGATCTTGGTAATTATATGGAAATTCAAAATTGGATTCGTGGATTGGGTTTTCCTGATACCTTATTAGAATTTGATGAATTAGAAGAAAGTGATCCTATGTGGAGAGGTGGTGGATTTGGTCAATTTGCTAGAAGTGGCGATAAAATATATTCAGATGGTACTTTACAGATTCTTAGTAGTAATTTAGTTCCTCAATTTCAAGTAGTCTTTAAAGATCTATTTCCTTACTCCTTGACAACTCTAAGTTTTGATGCTACAGATACTGATATAGAGTACTTTACAGCAGACGTATCTTTCAAGTATACTATATACAGTTTAACTGATTTAGAAAATAATCCTTTATGAGTTTAAGTCTTGAAGCAATTCAAGAGATGTGGGAAAAAGATGCAAAGATAGACAGAGATAATCTACACGAAGAATCATTGAATATCCCTTCT